TGTTCCTAGAAACAATCTTCAATTTCTTGGCCGGCGAGCTTTCCTGGGTGTGTTTCAAGGTGTTGGAAACAGCCTGGGTCCTCACCGGCGCCGTAGCGGCCTCATTAGGACACTACGCCTCACTATTGGCCCTGGCGGCTTTCGGCTACGTAGCCCTTAAGCTGATCTGTGCCGTGAGGCCTGGTTACCTGGTCAAGGCCTTCTACCGCGTCAAATCAAGAATTGTGTTCGCATGTAGCACCAGGCACGATGACTTCCTGAGACGCGCCTTCCAGAAGAAAGCTCCGGCCCTCCTGGAAGCCCGTCGACGGCCTCAGTTCGGCTGGCACTCACATGCCAACGCAGCGTTGACCCGGACCGTGATACATGATTGGATAGACGACGTCGTAGACCATAGCGGCGCTCAGTCCTATACCATCAGCATGAGCAAAGGTGACCAAGCATCGACCAAGAAAGGCCAACGTCTCGCTTATTGGGACGTCGACACCCGCTCAGAGTATCGGTTCGACAATCTGGCAGACAATGACATCGTCCTTTTCAAAGACTCTGACTACCACGAAGATGACATCAACAGTTATCTGGATGGCCACAACGTCCTTATCGCCACGGTTTGCCCAATACGACCAGGAGGCACCGTCGGTGGAGACATCAGCTACCGATTTGTGGACGACAACTTCGACATGGTCGTAGACGGTTATGCGAACTATCACCACCGATTGTGGGATTACCGCAAAGATACCGCATACGTTCTCCATTGGTTCGGAGCCGTCTTATACCATATCGATACCATCAGGCTCGACCCCTTACGAGTAGTGGTGGCAGCTACGCCAATCACCACAATCTGGGGCCCAGTAGGTTGGTTAGCTTTTCGTAGCAACCCCATCAGGAGGTTGAAAGTGCACAGGGACTCGTTTTCCGTCATCACGGAGACCATCGGAGATAGTATCTTACACCACGTCACCGATAATGGCAGTCCATTCGCCGCAACGATAAGCCAACAAGGCCTCATGAGCCTGTTGGAAACTGAACGTCAAAGCCAATACCATAAAGCCACAGCGAGTCTTACTCTTTTCGACACCAGGAACAGGCTGAAGGAGGAGACACACCACCTCGCCTCCGGCAGAAAAGAGATCCCTGGCGACGAAATTACTTTGATCCATCGCTACTACTTCAGTTGGAAGAAAAGCAATGGACTAGTGGCCGCGCCGAGGGGCGTCGTTGAACTACACAATTACTTCCCTGCCAGCGCAGGTGTAGACGAAGCCCCTAAACCGACGATGACAGCCAAAATCCCGAGTCTATTCGACAAAATGTCGGCCGCACTTGGTCCATCGCGATGCTACACCCAGGACCTAAAAACTATAGAAGACCGGGTACTAAAAGTGCGAAACAACACCCCTACACCAGGATACCACAAGAAATATATGCGGGAGTTTGTGGACCTCTTGGTCACTAGGAGACACACCGCCGAACCTTGGCCGCTACACGCCGTCTTAGAGACACAAGCTAGACCGTCTCAGCGCGCCACGTTCGAGAAAGTAAGCGGGACCGTAGATATGGACATCCCTAGCAAACCGTCCGCCTTTATGAAAGTGGAGGCTAGCCAACATGGAAAAGCCGCGCGTAACATCACGCCCATGGATGCAAGCCATCGTACACGGTTCGCCGCTTATGCCAAAGTCGTGAGTGAGCTAATGCAGACACAACACTGGTGTGCTGTCGGAGACCATCCGCGCAGCATCGCGGAAAGAGTCCACAGCAAAGTCAAACCGAGCCAGTGGGTAGTACTGTCCGATTTTTCCAAAATGGACGGTTCTTCGGGGGATCTGGCCCATGAGCTCCTCACCACCATCTACCATGCCGTGTTTGACCCCAAATACCATAATGATATCGACTTCTTGCTGAAGGAGACGTTGAACAAGAACATCATCACCGCTGAAGGAGTGAAATACAATTCCGGGAAATCTACTCTGTCTGGTTGCCTCAATACCACCCAACGGTCCACGCTTCCTAACGCTTACCTCAATTACGTGACTCTGCGTAAGATGGGCCACCGGCCAGAGAGAGCCTGGGCACGTTTAGGGTTGTATTGTGGAGACGACGGCCTCTCGCCCGACTCTGATGCTAAATTGTTCACCCAGGTCTGTGCGGAGGTCGGCTACACTGTCACCAACGAAGTAGCCACCAGCCGCGTAGATTGTGAGAACCCCACTCGCGTCAACTTCTTATCAAGATTCTTCGTCGATGCCTGGACGGGACCTGAATCGGTGTGCGATCCGAGGAGGGTGCTAGCCCGGGCCCATTTGGTTAATGGACCGCCAAGCATGAGTAACAAAGAGTACGCCGGCCGAATGATGAACAAAGCGGTAGGCCAGCTCCAAATGGACGCGGACACACCGTTGGTGTCCGATTTCATGAGAGCTATTCTCCGTGCCGTTGATTCGTTCGGCAAGGCGGAATGGGACTTCCCAGACGAGCGGCCTTACTATTCCAACGCCGAGACACAGTGGCCTCAGTTAAAATCTTGGGACAACCAGCACATCGTGTGTGAGTTGCTCGGGATTGACGATAGCCACTTAGCACGGCTCTGCGCCCAACTCGCTGAAGTCCGCACTTTCGACGACTTTGACAATGTCACCCAGCTTCACGCCCCCAGGATTGGTTCGTTTCCAATCGTCCTGGCCGGCGACGTCTGGCATGACCAACCTCCCGCCGACGTAACACAACAACCCCCACCCACCCTAACCTTCGAAAATGAAAATCAAGCGTCGCGCAAATGTCAAGCCCGCGCCTCGCAAGCTCAAAGCCCAACGCCCCGCGAAGCAGCGCCGCGCGGGCCCTGCGAATTTGTCGCAGGACGGCATTAATCTTCTCAAGTGTGCTTTCGCTGCTCCGGATTTTCTTGATGATGCCGGGGCTGGTCTTCCACTCGGAGGAGACCAGAAAGTCTTGTTGAAGAAACACCGATTAGAGACCTCAATCGTTCCAGCCGCTGTGGGAGAAAACCAATCGACCCACTATCTGATACTGCCAACCGCGGGCCAAGCAGCGTGGACTTGCACCACCAACACCGCCACCTTACCATCAGCGACACAGTCTTGGACACCCATATCGTTCGGAGACAGCTTCGGTGCCAACGGGCTCTTCGGAGATACCGGAAGCGCTCGGGCTTCCAACGTCAACGCTTTCCGCTACGCAGCCTTGTCTGCGGAACTTAAGAGCACAGCGCCGTTGCAAACTGCCAATGGCACGATTATCGTTTCCAAGATTGCTGTCAAATCGTCTGTTGCCTACAAGACGGCCAACTTTGCCACTTTCAATCAAGCAGCAGGCACTAATCCAGTCTTGGTCAAAGCGGTTGCGACCACCGCCTCGCCACCGGTCATAACGACATCTTTTGTCGATTCAGCTACGGCACCCGCCACCCTGACTATGTCTTCAGTTTTACAACAATACTCCGTGCCCGTGATGAACGGCCTTGAAATGACCGGAGTTCAACCGCTTCGAGCGTTCTCAGGCCACATCAACGACGGTTGTTTTGCCGTAGCTGTACGTGGGAGAGAGTCCGACTTCGTACCCATCATGGAAAACTGCTCCAAGCTCACCGACCCCAACATGTACGGTGTCCTTGAAGGAGATTTTCTGGGCGTGGACTCGGAGATGCAAGGCCTTTACTTCCGAATCGACATTCCTGCAAACCAGAAATACAGCATGCGCCTGAGAGTTTGGGCGTGTGTTGAATACATGCCCGTGGTCTCTTCCCCACTTTACGAATACTCGCGCTTCCCCCCAGCCCGAGACGAACTGGCCTTATCACTGTATCAAAGGTACGCCAAAGAACTGCCGATTGCAGTGATAGCAGCCTTGAACGACTCGGCCTGGAGCCGCGCTTGGTCTTGGATCAAAGCCGCTTTGGGCGCGATATCCTTCATACCTGGACCCGTAGGCATGGTCGCGGGAGCCGCCTCTGGCCTCGCCGCCGCCATCGACGCTGTCCATTTATGATTGTAATGAATAT